AATATCTCAAATACCTTCCGACTGTGGCCTGTAAAGGAAAGCGAAAAAGGCAGCGACGCTTGCGATACCCGCCATGCCTTAGAAAAGCCTATTAGTACGGCTTACGCCATGATTCACAGAAGGAGATAATGATACTTTCGCCTTGAACGCTTATCGGCATTGGGCGGCTCGCTATAAGAATGGGGAGAGTGCGATCCATACCGTTGCAGTACGGACGGCTGGCTGGCACTATGACGCTTTTGACTAAAAGCGGTTTGGGATATTCGCATGAAGCAACACAACGATAATTTTCAGCAGTATGGCTCGTTGTTGTTATGACGGGCTGTACTGCTTTCTACTTATATAAATGAATGGATGATGAGTATGGAAACAAATAAAATTAAACGTGGGGATATTTATTACGCTGACTTGAATCCCGTAATCGGAAGTGAGCAGGGCGATACCCGGCCTTCTCTCGTAGTACAGAACAATATGGGGAACACATATAGCCCCACCATAGTAATTGTGCCGTTGACTTGTAACCTGAATAAAAACCCGTTGCCGACACATGTAATAATCCCGGCTGTTCATGGGCTGGATGCTGATTCGTTGGCTTTGGTGGAGCAAATACGGACGGTAGACCGTTCCCGCATTTCCGACTACATAGGGCGTATTGGCAGCAAGACGCAATCGGAGATAGATTTAGCCCTAGAAGTTTGTGTAGGCTTGGAAAAAAGACGTTCGCCTAAAGGCGAGTTAATGACGCTGGTGCTGTGCCGTAGGTGTGAAAATGATTTTAGGGATAGCGGGTATGTGGTTGTGAAACAGGGCTGGCAGGAAGTTAAGGAAAGCTGTGATTTTTGTAAGGTGAGGCAGGGCTTGTTGTTTGGGATTTTTGGTATGGAGCAAGCCAAGTAAATTTTCAAGGCACGTAAGGCAAAGCCTGTTCCGTTTTTCCGGGATAAGTTTTGCCTTTTTCCATTTTATCGGTATTTGTACAGGCATGAAAATCATATTTTATATAACTCTCGAAAATGGGGTGAGATTATGGATTTAGCTGAAAAGAAAACCGCCGAACCCGTTATCACATATCACGAAAAGAAAATAGGAAAGACACTATACCGTGTCACCAGCGAATACAAGGGCGAATTTGACCTTGCTAAAGCCCTAGAGGATTTGACTATCAGGAAAATTCTCCGGCAAGAAAACGCTTAAATAATTTTCCATAGGCAAGCATAAAAAAGGGATGCGTCATGAGAAACCATGCGTTATAATTAAGGCGTAAAATCATTCGCCGTTCCCCCTGTGTTTTGCCATTATTACGGAGGTTTTAGATATGGCAAAGCAAAAGGAACATTACGTTGGTATATACGTTCGTCTTAGTAATGAGGATGCACGGGCCGGGGAATCGGTATCAATCGAAAATCAGAAACTGATGCTTACAAAGCACGTTAAGGAAATGGGGTGGGAATTAAAGGAAATTTATATTGATGATGGCTTTTCCGGCACTAACCAAAACCGCCCAGCTTTTCAGCGTATGATGGCTGATGTCAAGCAAGGTTTTGTCAACACGATACTTATAAAAGACCTTTCTAGGCTTGGACGGAATTATTTGGAAGTAGGCAATCTTGCCGAAGTGTTCTTGCCGGAGCATGGCTGCGAGTTAATTTCACTTAACGAGAAGCTAGATGATATGATGGTTTTTCGGAATTGGTTTAACGAGCAGCACAGCAAAACAACCAGCAAAAAGGTTAAGGCAGCAAAGCGTGTTTGCGCCGAACACGGCAAATTTTTAGGAACATATGCCCCATACGGATATATGAAAGACCCTGAAAACCGCCACAGCCTTGCGATTGACGAAAATACCGCCCCTATAGTTCGCTCAATATTTGAAATGAGAGCCGGGGGTAAGGGATTCAGGGCTATCGCTTGCAAACTTAACGAAGATGGTGTTATAGCACCAAGGGAGTATTATTATCAAAATAAGAAACGCAAAAATCCCGTGGTAACTAACCGCCTTTGGAGCGAAAGCACTGTAAAAGTTATTATCAGAAATGAAGTCTATATTGGTAATCTAGTCCAAGGCAAAGTTGGCACAGCGTCTTATAAGAGCCGTAAAATGGTTGATAAGCCACAAGAAGAATGGATTAGAGCAGAGGGTACACATCAGCCCATTATCGAACGGGAATTGTGGGAGAGGGTGCAGAAATTTACCCATAAGAACTACCGCCCACGCCGTCGTAAAGATGGAGAAACAAACCTATTCACGGGAGTATTGTACTGTGCGGATTGTAATTTCAAGCTGCGTTCCCATGTAAGCAGGGGTAAACTTAAAAGCGGTAATGAATACAAGTATGTTTCGTATATTTGCAATAACTATGCTCGTAGCGGTAAGTCTGCTTGCACTTGTCACGGCATTTATGAAAACGTACTAATCAGCTTAGTTGTGGATCATATCCGTAGACATGCCCTGCTGGTAGAGTGTAACGAGAATCGCATAGTTGAAGCTATCCTATCAGCGCAAAGTAATGAAGCTATGTCATACCGGGCTGCTTATCAAAGCGAACTTGAAGCCCACAAGAAGCAAATCGACAAACTTGACTTGATTGTAGAAAATCTGTATGAGGACAGGGTAACAGGCGTAGTACCTGAAAGCATGTTCAAACGGCAGATACAGAAATACGAGCAAGAACGAATTGACCGCCTACAGACGGTTGAAACATTGCAAAATCGGATTAAGACCATGAAACAGGACACGGATAATGCTTCTACATGGGTAAAACTGATGAAGCGGTACACAAAACTGGAAACGCTGGATTCTGAAACGCTGTTACTACTGATTGATAAAATTGTGGTAAGCGAAGCCCAAGTAGTCAACGGCAAGCGGATATGTGATATTCAGATAGTGTACAACTATGTAGGTGACGTAGAAAAACTAAGGCTGGATGCAGGGCAAGCTACCGCATATACCGCTAGAACGGCGGTGTAGCCATGAGCCGTAAACTGTATAATGTAGGCACATATATCCGGCTATCCCGTGAAAATACGGCTTATGTCGGTGAAGATTCGCTAAGTATCGAAAACCAGCAAGCTATGTTATCGAAGTTTATTGATTTAATGCCCGGTTGGATTGAAACAAGAACGTATATTGATAACGGAGCAACAGGGGGAAATTTTAACCGCCAAGGATTTCAGGATATGATGGCTGATGTAAGGCGGGGAGTTGTCAATCTTGTGCTGGTGCAAGACTTATCTCGTTTCGGTAGAAATTATCTTGAAGCTGGAAAGTATCTTGAAGAAGAACTGCCATCACTTGGATGTCGCTTTGTAGCATTGTCGGACGGCATAGATACAGAAACAGGCGAAAATGACATAATTCCGCTATTGAACGCCATGAACGACTACTACCTCAAAAATCTAAGTGACCGTATCAAATCCGTGCTTACAGCAAAAGCAATGGACGGACAGAAGCTATCCGGGGCTGTGCCATATGGATATGACCGTAACCCGGAAGAACACACAAGGCTGATCGTAGACGATTATGCTGCCGGGGTGGTAAAGAGGATTTTTGAAATAAGGGCAACAGGCACAGGCTACGCAGCTATCGCCCGGATTCTTAACACAGATAACATCCTCCCCCCAAGATTGTATTACTTTAGACGGCAAAACCGGGAAACAAAAGCCGATTGCACAACAACATGGAAGTATGCTACCGTTAAAAATTTATTAAGAAATGAACTGTATCTAGGTCATACTCTAGCTTTCAAGCGCAAGACAATCTCTCACCGGGGCAGTAAGCACGTTGCTCGTGACGAAAGCGAGTGGATTCGTACTGAAAATACACATACGCCGATTGTTGACGCTATTCTATGGGATAAGGTACAGGAAGTAAATCAAAAAGCCAAGAGCAGAGCCAGCAATAACCGTGAACAACAAACAAGCCTTTTTTCAAAAATCGTAGTTTGCGCTGACTGCCAAAAGAATCTAAGTTACAGAATGTCAGACAAACGCTACTCAAAGGGCTTGATACGGTATGGTGCTTATTATTGCCGGGTTTATACTGCAAGCGGTAGGACGGTTTGCTCGTCACATGTTATATCTGAAATAAACTTAAAAAACCTAGTGCTTTCCCACATCAAAGAAAAGGCAAAACTAATTGCACTAGACGAAGATAGGATGCTAGATTATCTTCAGAAAAGTTTGCTGGGTTCTAGGCGGGCTTCAATGTCTGATATAGCGAAGGAACGCCGGGAACTTGAACAGCAAT